TTGTTTTTCTGATTTAAATGGCATTATTTTTTAAACATATTAATTGCACTAGATCCTGCCTTGATGCCGAAGCTCGCTGAAATTGCTATATATAATAAATTGTGATAATACGACGGCAAATCTTGCAGGGCGATAAACCCTTTGTGTATATGTTCTTGAAAAGGCGTGAAGACTAAAACGGCTGGAAGAAGGAGGACAATTAAACTTACCTCATCTTTCCACGACCCTTTCATTTGGTCCACGGCACTTTGCTCCCATTTCACTTTTCCAGCAATCTGGTCTTCTTTTAATTTCTTTGCTGCTTTTATTTCAGTAAGCTTTAGCTCACCTTTCATTTTCTTCGTAGCCACGAAGCCTTTGACTCCGTCTGCTACTACGCCTAATAAGGGCTTAGCTAATAATTGCCACATTATGTATACTCCGTAATTATAGTTTCACCAAATGCTGGTGTAAATGCTCCTTGTTTATTATATTGTGCCAGAGCGGCAAAAGGATTTCCGCTTGTTTCACTTAATTCTTCCCCGTAAATACGTTGAAGATCACTAAATCCAACAGGTCCTTCTTGTAAAACTTCACCTAAAGATTTTTGTTGCCATCTTTTATTTTTATCATAAGATGTTTGTTCTTCTGGCCCCCAGTACTCTCCTAAATAATCATCCCAATAATCTCCTCCGTACCAATTTTGATCAAAATAATTTTTTGACATATCTTCTAAGTATTCTCTTATACCTACACCACTATAATCAATAGGGTTACCTTCATCATCTTTTGGATTTATACCACCTGGATCAAAAATATCGCCCCAATTATCTGATATATGACCTCCTAAACCAGTCAGTATAAGATTTCCTCCTCCAGATGGATTTGGAATCAAGTTTCCATTTTCATCTTTAATAAATTCAGAAGTTAAAATTGGATTTCCGGAACTATCGGTCATCATAAAACTACCAAGACCAGAACCTAATCCGTAGTCTGATAAAAATTTTAATTTTTGATACTCAGTTATTGGTATATCACCACTAAAACCTGCTGTATCTTCTAAATTATATAAATCACGATCTAGTGTTGGATCATCATATGGATTAAACATTTCTTCTGCTTCAGGTCCATATATTGAGCCATACAATCCTGGTGAGGAAGACATGGACGTAGCAAACCCTTTTAATTTATCTATATATTTTTGTTTTTGTTCTGCAGCTCTTTTTTGTTGTGCAGCTATTTTTGCATCATCTGCTCCGTAACCAGTATTTACATCTACGTTTTGGTTATTAGTTTGGTTATTAGTTTGATTATTAGTTTGAGGAGGTGAAGTATATGTAACTTGAGGAGGATTTAAACTTGGATTATATCCTCCAGGTCCACCTGGGCTTCCTTGATTATTAGTGTTTGCATCATCACCATGAATATTCCAAGTATCAACCATTAGTAGTCATGCCACATGTTTGAATAATTTGGATTAAATCCAAAAGTTTTCGCGGCTATAGGATTATCTAATCCCCAATCCAATAATTCCTGTTCACTCATATTTTCTAATCCAAAAATTGATGGTTCATCTGATGACTCATAATTTGGATAAATTCCATGTAATGGTGATCTTGCTCCTGTATCATAAGGTGAACCTGCAGATGCTCCTTCATAAAAAGCCCCCATTGTATCCATAAGCGCTTTGTCATTCATACCTTGTCCACCATAATCATTAAACACATCTGTCATATTTTGACTTTCATCAATAAATAACTCTGGAGGTAGATTATATTCTGACACATCTTGTGTACCAGCATCCTCTGGATATTGATAAGCACCTTTTGTAAGAAAATCAAAAGTGTTTTCTGGTGGAACATAAGCTTTCATTGCATTTCCAACCATGCTATCACCAGATTCTTTAGCTTGTGCTTTGTTAGCTTCTGCTATAAATGCTTTTCCAGTAGCTGATCCTTGAAGTCCCTCTTTCATTCTACCTGCTAATGTACTGTAGTCTATGTTTTCATCTCCAAAAAAAGATTCTTGTCCTGTCGGAGCAGTTGTTTTAAATCCCAATTCTGGTTGACCTAATGCATAATTAATTCTGTTTGTTATTTGCGCGTTTTGGAGAGCTGTATTAGCTTGATCATAATAATACTGCGCTTCTTGGCCTGATCGCATATCACCAAGTCTTCTATATTTCTCATAATACTCACTATCCGAATCTGACATCATGGATTTTCTTAAATCATCAGTGTATGCATCACCTAAAATTTTTCTATTCTGCGAGCTTCTGTCAATATTAGATCCTAAGGCTTCTATTCCTTTTAATACTTTTTGTCCAAAAGGAAGAATAGCATCTTTAAATTGATTAATACCTTTTTTAGCAGGATCTAAAACAATATCTTTAGTCATTGTACCTGCCAAATTGCCAGCTCTTTTTGCCTCTCCTAAGATTATATTACCTAAATTGCCAACACGTTGTTTAGTAGGTCTAAGCTTTGTTTTACCTAAATTTTGAGAATAGGTTCTTCTGTAATTATCACGTATATCAGCACGACGAGCGTCGCGACGTGCGTCAACACGATCGCGAGCTCTTCTTATTCTATCCCCTCTAAGTGACATTAAGCACCTAGCATTGATTTTAAAATTAAAATTACTACTAAGGCAACGATACCGGCTTTAATCCAGTCCTTCATACCCCAGTCCGACCACTCTTTTAAGTGAGCCCAAACATCTTTTAATAATTTCATCTTTCCTCCTAATGTATAGTTGGTTTATGTTGATCCACGATTTCTTCTATAAATAGAAAACTGTCTGCTACGCTAGCAAACACCTGTGCAGCATCTTCTGCACCGATCGTTTCAATATAAAGGTTCCTTGTAACAGCCATTAGCGCACTTGCAACCAATAATTTTTCTTCATCACTTTTAATCTCAGCTCTAGCTGATTTCTCTAAGTTTATCATAGCTTCAGCAATCTTGTCAACTTTCTGATTTACCATTTTTCCTCGCGTTCATTTGAGCAATTCGTTCTGCACTTTTAATTTTACGGTCTTCTCGTAAAGTTTCCATGTTTTGACGAATATCCTCGATAGTTTCTTTGTTTGTTTCTTCGATGGCTTTTATACCTTCTTTAACAACTGTTTCTTCCATTTTACCTTTCATTTGCTCACGTGCAAGATCTATTTTTTCTGCTTCAATTCCAATATCCGCTAAAATTTTATTATCTTCCGTTTCTGCTTTAGCTGAAACTTCTGCTGCTTTAAGATCAATCTCTTGTTGTTTTAATCTTATCAATGGATCTTGTTCCACATTACCAGCTTTAATTTGCTCTTCTTTTGCCATCTGTGCAATCATTACAGCTTCTAATTCAGCAATTTTAGATTCTTTTTCATTTATAAATTGTTGTTTAGCTTGCTCTACTTGTTGTGCCATTTGTGGATTCTGTTGAGCTTGTTGCATCATTTGTTGTATTTGCATTTCTTGCTCTTTCATTTCCTGTTCAACTTGCAATGCAGCCATTAAAGAAATATGTTCCATTACATGACTCTCCATCATTGCGTATAACTGCGGGTTAATTTGAACCATTCTTGTAAACATAAATTCACCATGTGTATCAATATGTGCTTTATGATTTTGTTGCGCAAAAGCTTTTGGTTGTTCACCACGCATCGCTAATGAGTTTTCCATTGCAGGGCTTTTTGGTTGTGGATTGCTAGGATCTGGTTTTAAAATAGCATCAATATTATCTACATCTAATGCTTGATAAACTCTTCTATAAGCTTCACGTATATTATGTAACCCAGGATTAGCTTGCGCTAATTGTAATTGTTGCTGTGCTAACATAACACGTTGTGACATAGAAAATATATTTGGGTTAGATATAGGTAGAATATCAACACGCTGATCAAAATCAGCTTGTTTAATCATACGGTTTCCACCACGTACCATGTATGGATACTCCGGCGGTAAAGATGTTTGGAATATAGTAGCTAATAAATTAAATTCAGTTCCTTGTGCATAGTGTAATCTTTTATGGATAGCACTCATCACTTTAGTACCACGTTCTAACAATGCTAGTGTTGTACCAACTGGATTTTGTTCATTACCTTCACCCATTTTCATATCTGCAATTGCTGCAAATGATTTACCTGCATCTACACAATAACCTAGTAGAGCAAATAAAACTTGTGATGGTTCTTTATATGGAAGAGGTAATAATGATTCTTTAATAGAAGCACCAGTTACATCTACATCTCTAAACTCACCAGGTTGTAAAGGAGTGTCTGAATCTCGTACACGCATTCCTCTTGCCTTAAATCCTGCAGGTAGGTTCGCGAGTGTACCAGCATCAATTAACTGCCGCAAAACACTTGTTGCTGTTCGCGATAACCCACCTAACATGTGTATTAGACCAAAGCCATAAAAGCCTAAGCCTGGGAGGAATTTAT